TAAGATCTGAAAGTTGATACATGGCCTTTAACTGGTCTGGGCCAAATGTTCCACTCTTTGGATCAGTAATATCCCATACGCCATTCTTAGCTAAGAAGTATCTAAGTGCATTTATGTCACCACGGATTTCACCAGGCGCACTGTCATGTCTTGCAGCGTTTTCATGGTCATCATAAAAACCAGACTCCCTTAGATTATACTCTGTTAGCATATTTTTAGCCGCCTCTTTGTCGCCACTTTTCCAGGCTCCTACCATTTCAGCTTTTAATTTTTTTACTTTCTCTTTTTTTGTAGCATCACCTGCTTCTGCTATTTTATTTTCAAGGCCCATTTTTTTTGCATCTTCCATCCAAGTCTGATACGCTTTATCTTTATCAAGCATATAGAATGACTGCCTTGGTGTTACTGGGATTATCTTATTGTCTCCAGCGTGTGATACTTCATGTGCATAAACACCGTCAGCTGGCTGGTTTAAATACCCGTCAGGGTTCCCCATATTAACCGTACCTCCACTATACCATGTGCTTGTACGTTTATCATATGTATTTTGCAAATTATTAATCTGGGATAGAAGTTCTTTTCTTAAACTAGGTATATCATTGTTATACCAGGTGCTTTCCCCAGATTTTACATTACGTTCAAAAGCAGGAGAATTATAGTATTTACGGAAGAAGTCTTCTACTCCCCCCATATAAGCTTTCTTAATTGTCTTGGGCGGTGGCATAAATGTTGTAATTTTGAACAAATTTACTGAAAATCAAACAATGTATTCACTGACCGATGCAGACTTTGGTAGGTTAAAGTTTGCAGTACATAAGACCAAGCCGACCGATGACATCCTAAAAAAGATCCCAGGACTGGGTGTGGTGTCTGGATTTGTAAACTATCAATCGCCTGATGCCGCCAAAGTAATTAGATACTGTTGTTTTATGTACGACAGTGGGTCTCCTTTTGTTTCAATGTTCCCAGATGTTGTCAAGCGAAAACAAGAGTGTGCACTGTATAGCGGCTTCTCAAGTATTGACTCTGATATAGTAAACAACCTATTTAGCTTCACAGATCCTGCATTCCTGGAAATGGTACATCAATTTTTGGTTTATCAAAACAATAGGATATGGTCTATGATTGTGAGTTCGGAGCAGACATTTTATGAATACCAACAGAAATTGTTGAGGCCAGTTACAGACGCAGACGGGGATAAGAATCTACTACAGGCAACACAAATAAAGTCCAAGCTTATGCAGGACTGTGATGACATAAACGCTAGGCTAGAGAGTTACTATAGAAGGTTCTATGGTGATGATGAAGTACTAATAAACAAGTCGGAAGGGTTCCGCAGGTTTACCCCAGAAGACATTGCCAACTTGAAATAAATGTATACACCTATAGACGGAGGAACAAAGATTGTAATCCAAGGGTTGAATTGCTGGATTCCACCTGTTGGAGTAGTGTACAATAGGCTAACTGGTAAATACGAGAAAAGACCTATCTACTCCAGATCACAGGATAGGGCAGAACAATACTGGCAAAGAACTGCCTTACCAGATGACTTTAATAAGAAGCGCGCAGAAGAAAAGAGAAAGCAGCAGGTTGATCCAGATTTTTATGATCAAGACTTGGAGAGGTTTAGACAGCAAGAGTGGGATCGCAGGTTGAATGGCTTTTGGTTTATGCGAAAGGGGGTTCCAGAATACATAACTGGAGATCATTACTATTACCTTAACTGGTTTCAAATTGATACTGGTTGGCCAGACTTTAGATCTTGCGACAGGGACTATTTTTATTTTTGGGAATATTGCGTGGAAGACCCAGCTTCTATAGGAATGGTTGAAGTCACAGGACGTAGATCTGGTAAGTCTTTTAGAGCTGGCAGTATCATTCTTGGATACTTATCTAGAACTAAGAATACCAACGGAGGTATCCAATCTAAGACTGGGCCTGATGCTTTTAAGCTATACGAGAAGGCAATCGTAAAGCCTTTCCGCAAGATGCCAGATTTCTTTAGACCAGTTTATGACCAGAGTCTAGGGTCTAGCCCTAAGAAGGCGCTTAGGTTTTATAGAACAAGCAAAAAAGGTAAGCTCGCTGACACCGAAATAGGTATGCCTGAGCTTGAATCCGAAATAGACTGGAGAGCCTCAGATGAAAAAGCATACGATGGTTATAAGCTACATAGGTACGTTCGAGATGAGGCTGGTAAAACGGAAGAGGCAGATGTATGGGAGTCTCATCTTGTTGTGCAGTATTGCTTTGAAGAAAACGGGAATGCTGTAGGTAAAGCTATATATACAACTACGGTGGAAGAAATGGAGGCTGGTGGCGCCCAGTTTAAGAAACTTTGGGAGGCTAGCAATCAGCGTGAAAGAAATGAGAACGGTAGAACTAAGAGCGGACTTTATAGATTCTTCACGCCAGTATTCAGAAACTGGAGGTTTGATAAATATGGAGATCCTTTAGAAGAGGAGGCAAAGACTTATTTCTTAAACGAGAGAGCAAGCGCACAGAATGATCCACGAACATTGTCATCAATAATCAGAAAGAAACCTTTTTCTGAAGAGGAAGCTTTTAGAATAGATGGCAACAAGTGTTTATACAATGCAATGAAACTAAACGACCAGCTTGATAGAATTAGTTGGATGACGAATGTAACAACACGAGGTAATCTTGTTTGGCAGAACGGAGAAAGAGATACAAAGGTTTTGTGGGAACCCAATCCACAAGGGCGTTGGGAAGCCGCATGGATGTTTGAAGATGATGCATCTACAAACAATGTGCTAAACAAGGGTCAAAAAAAATATCCACAAAATAGAACTAAATTTGTAATTGGTATAGACCCTTTTGACCACGATACAACAGTGGATGAAAGAAGGTCAAGCGGTGCAGCTGCAATACTAAAAAAGTATGGTAGTGCTGATGGTGATGAGATGGGATACGCTTTTGTGATGATGTATGTTTATCGACCACAAACCGCCTCTATATACTACGAAGATATGATAAAGACTTGTCATTTCTTTGGAGCGCCTATGTTGTTCGAGGACAACAAGGTGGGGATCAAACGCTACTTTGAGGAGCGGGGTTACGAAGAGTTCATGCTTTGGTTACCCAACTCTATCAAGCCTGGAATCTCTGGTCACAAAAAAACACACCAGGAGATTGCAGAAGCAACTGAGTCCTATGTAGAAGAGTATTCAAACAAGGTGTTTTTTAAGTCCCTCTTGTCGGATTGGCTGGAGTTTGACATAAACAACACGACAAAGTATGACGCTGCGATGGCGGCAGGCTATGCTCTAATTGCAGACCAACTAATTATCAGTAAACAAAAACCAAAAAAAGAGTTGGTTGAAATTGGCAAGCTTTTTAAAAGTTATAAAATAAGTTAGGATGGCTCAAACACCTTACCCAGATCATCTTATAGACCCACGTCAGAAAGATAGTACCTGGATCAAAAAGTATATAAAGGCAGCATGGTCTGAGTTTGACACTCTGTCTCCAAAGATTTTCTATAACATTCGTCAACAGTATCAGACTATCAAGTCTTACGTTCAAGGCAATCAAACCATTAACAAGTACAAGCCTTGGATGGGGGTTGACGAGGACGATGATGAAACGTATTTGAATATTGACTGGAGTGTAATACCGATTGTACCAAAGTACAGACGTATTGCGCTTTCTAAACTATATAAAGCTGGTTACAATATTGTAGCAAGTCCAATTGATCCTTCTGCAATAGAAGAGAAGGAAAGAGAGCTATCTGTTATTAAGACCAGAATCGCCCTACGTGAAGAGCTTGATAAGATCGACCCATCTGTAGCTCAGGAGATTCCTGATCTGCAACCAATGCCTGGTGATCCAACAGATATAGAAGAACTGGAGATTTTCTCTGAGTACACTTATAAGCACCGCATGTCAATTGAAATGGAAGACGCTATTAAGCTGGTCTTCTATCAGAACCAATTGAGTGAGACAAGAAAGCAGGTCATCGATGACTTGTTTGATTACGGGGTTGCAGGTTATAAAGATTGGATTGACTCAAATGGGGCTGTACGAGTACGCAGGGTAAACCCAGAAAATTTGATCGTAGGTTACTCTGATAAGAAAAACTTTCAAGATGCTCAACATGTGGGAGAGGTTATTGAATTAACCATCTCAGAACTGAAGCAGTGGGCTGGAGATCAGTTTGCTGAAGATGAGTACAGAAAGATTGCGGAAAATGTTTCTGGTAAATATGGCAACCCAAGGTTTATGCCAGAGAATGGTACAATCAACCGTGGCTATGACAAATGGAAGATCCGCGTTTTAGATATGGAGTTCTTCTCTGTAAACGAAGACGTTTACGAACAGCGAGTAAACCGTAGAGGTAACAAGGTTTTTGGTCTGACTAACTATAACGCTAAGAACAACAAGAAAGAAAAATTCGTACGCACCTCGTATAAAGTGGTTTATAAAGGATGCTGGATTGTTGACACAGACTACTGTTTCAACACTGGGTTGGCAACCGATATGAAAAGAACAAAGAGTAATCTTGTTGACACTGAACTCAGTTATCACTTATATGCTCCAGACTTTTATCGCATGAAGGCAGTTGGAATGATGGAGCAATTAATGCCTATTGCTGACCAGATACAGATTGCTTGGTATCGTTTGCAGAATGTAATTAACTCTGCTCGCCCTAAAGGTATTAGCATAGAGATGGGAGCCCTAGAAGATGTGCCACTGGGTAAGGGTGGAGAGGCAATGGAGCCAATGAAGTTGATCGATCTATTTGAGAAGAAAGGTATTCTTGTTTATCGTAGAACAGATATGCAGGGGCGCCAGATGAACTATAAACCAATTGAGGAATTGAACAATGGTTTAGGTAATGAGGCTACTCAATACTTTGCTTTGATCCAGTCTTACATTCAAATGATCAGAGATATCACTGGTCTTAACGAACTAACCGATGGGTCTACTCCAGATCCTAAGATGCTTACCACTATAGCTAAAGCTGCTATGGAAGGAAGCAACAATAGTCTCCATCACATTCTTGAAGGCGATAGACATTTGCTTGAGCGCTTGTCTAGTGCTGTTATTTTAAGAATACAAGACGCTATCAAACATGGCCCGATTGAGGGGTATATTAAAGCTCTTGGGAAAAACACTGTTGATTTTATTAAGGTGTCTACTGACGTAAGTAATTATGAGTACGGCATACTTATTGAAAACAAACCAACAGATGTTGAACGCCAAAGATTACAACAATACATACAGGCAAGTCTTGGAGATGGGGTTAATGGAACGCTAGATATGGAAGATGCTATATTCATTGAGTCTATTGATAACTTAAAGATGGCTCAAAGGGTTTTGGCTTATCGCATCAAGAAGAAGCGAAACCAAAGAATGCAAGAGGCCCAGCAGCAGCAGGCTATGAATGCGCAAGTTCAACAGCAAGCTGCACTAACTGCCGAGCAAGCTAAACAGCAGACGTTGCAAGCAGAGATGACGCTAAAGGCGCAGATAGTTGATCTTGAAAAGAAGTACGATCTTGCTATACTTGATAAGAAATATCAGTACGAAATAGAATTAGAGAAGTTGAGAAGCGGTTCTAAGATTGATGTAGCAAAAGTTTACAACGATAAAGAGCCTAACAGTGCGCCAATTAATCTTGGATTGCCAGTGCTTCCAGAAACTCTACAAATGCAACAAATGCAAAATGCACAACAAAATGTTATGCAGTGAAATTAATGTTGGAAATTCAGTAATTTTGTTTTAAAATCAATCAACCATGGATTTGAGATTAGCAACCGATCAGGAAGTTAACTCGCAAGAGTCAACAACCGAAACCAACCAAGAAACGCAGACTGTTGAAACTACTCAAGAAGTAGCCCAAGAATCTGCAAAAGGCGAGACAACTGAAGCAGCTC